ACTGCGCTACCAATCGTTGTGCTGGTGACGTACACGAGGCCGCTGTTCGCCAAAAACGTGTTCGTGTCAGACGCAGTCAACACCTCACCCGTCGTAAACGTCTTGATGGCCATGTCAGAATCCTAACCTGTTGTTGTCAAGGGTGCCGTAACCAGCTGTGTTTCCCAGCACCAAAAAGTTGTAGTACGACGTCCCCGCCAAATTGAACGTCACCAAAGTGCGCTGCGTGTCTGAGCTGATTGTGTAGCCGATGACGTTTGCAGTGTATGTCTGGCCGCGCAACGTGATGTTTACACCAACATTTCCGCCGTCCAGGACTGTTGTAACCCGGTTCGACGTTTCGTCGTTCAGCAGCACCGTCATACGGTTAGGCGTGTTTGTTTGCGCCGACAGGCCGCCCAACACGTAGTTGCCAATGTCCGTCGCGGCCCCAGTGTCCAGCGCGTAAGTGTCCTCCTGGTACGAATACAGGCCCGTCCCTACCACCGTCGCGCTGCCACCGTTGATGGTGATGACAACGTATGTCGAGTAGTTGTCGGCCATTGAGAGGAACTGCACCTGCTGGTAGCGGGTTGCGGCTCCGCCGGCGTCGCTGAAGTTATAAAACGTCGTGTACTGCTGCCAGCCACGGGTGTACATCGTGATGGCGTCGCCGCCTGCGAACAACAAACCCTGCTCGGTGTTGATGTTGCTTTGCATGACGGACAGAGCTGATTCGGCTGTCACAGTCGTTGCCGAAATGGTTTTGTTTGCCACTGCCACAATGTCGTAGTACGCCAACCCGGTGTCAGTACAAATGTCTTGAAACACAACGCGGGTGCTAGTCCCACCTGCCCACGTGCGGGTTATCTTGCTGCGGCCCAACACCGCAAACGCGTCCTCCAGCTCCAGCGTCCAGGTATCCATTGAGGACACCGTGCCGTAGTTGATTTGCAGGTCGGCTACCCGACCCGAATAGCTCGCGGTGCTTGCCGGGCTGCTGTTCGGGTTCGTCAGCACACACGTCACAAGCCGCCCAATGGCTAATGACGGCAGCAGGTCAGGTCGACGCCCGGTAATCGTGATACGGCCCGAGCTGTAATTGTCGGTCAATACCCGCAAACCCTTAGTGACGGTGACAGTCTGGACGTTGCTAATCGTCGCTGACGGGCTGCTAACCGTGATTGTCCAGTACGGGATTGCCATGTCAGAACGTCACTGCAATGGGTATCGGGCCGTTCTGCCTGTACCAGCGCTGGATTGCGTCCACCACCGCGTTCGGGTCGCCGCCATCCACGTTGATGTTCACCTGCTGGTTGACGCCGGCGGTGCCACCGATAGACGGGTCAATCTGGGATAGCGACAAGTTTTGGAACCCGATTTCGGGCAGGCCCACGGGGCCGACATAGCCGTCGGGGCCGCTAGGCACCACCACAGCGTTCCTAGCGGCGCTGGTGGCCCGTGAAGCAGCCGACTGGGCCACACCAACCCCCATGCCTGGTAGCGCCCCAGAACCGCTCCCAGCGCCCCCGCCAGCGCCTGGCATGTCAGCAGCCGCAATGGCAGCCACGGTTGACCGGCTCCCGCCACCGTCGCCACCGATACGACCCAGATTGACCTCGCCTAGGTACGGAATGTCCTTGAACGGGTTTATGAGGTTCAGGCCGCGGATAATCGTGTTAGTGGCCTTGACCCAGGCATTAGCCATAAACTCGATGTACGAGGCTACGCCGTTGACGACGGCCCGGACGATGTTGCGAAACGTTTCAAATCGGGTGTAGGCGATGGTGATGCCGGTAACCAGTGCGGCGATACCCACCGCAATCAGGCCGAACGGGTTCAGGGCCATGGCGGCGTTTACAGCCAGAATGGCAGTGGCCACGCCCGCAATCGTGCCGGCAATAATCGTAAACGCCTTGGGGTTGTCCTGCGCCCACTCAGCCGCCTTCTGCAGGTACGGCAACACCTTCTGAATGACCGGCAACAGGGCCGCCCCAATGGACTCTTTCGTCTCGTCCAGGGCCAACTTCATCTTGGCAAACCCGCCGGCAGCGGTGTTGCTCGCCTCCTTCGCGGCCCCACCGAACGTCTTGCCCAGCTGGGCAAACACTTCTTCCAGGCTGGCGCCGCCCTTTATCATTTCGCGCACTGACGGGTCAAGCTTGGCTAGCGCCGCAACGTTGCCGCCGTAAGCCTTTTCTAGCGCCTTACTGGCTGTTTCGAGGCTGATGCCTTTAGCGGCGGCAATGTCCATGGCCAGGCTGGCGGCGTTCTGAGCCTCGTTGACATCCTTAGTGACGCGTACCAGCCCAGCCAGCGCCGGGCGCAGCTGGTCATCGGTGATGCCGAGATTGCGGCCCTGGGCGGTGATGTACTTCTCGACCGACTTGATTTGGTCGTCGGTCGCCCCGGTGGTTGCCTTCAGCTGGCGGGCAAGCATCTGCTGGGACTTTTCGTCCTCCATAGCGGCCTTGACCGCGTCACCCATGGCCACTGTCAGGGCGCCCAGCGCGGCAGCTGCTGGCACCGCCGCTTTCTTGATTGCAAACTGGGCTTTTTCGCTAGTGGTTTCTAGCTGCTTGAATTCCTTGATGGCTTTCTTGACGCCCGTGTCAACAAACTCAGAAACAATAGGGATGTTGATTGCCATTAGCGGGTTTCCTTGTCGACGGTTCGCATGACGTCGCGCACCAGGCGCTCAAACCCGGCTTCCAGTGCGCGGCGGTTTTGCTCAACGGCTTTGGACAGCACACGGGTTTCGGTCGGTGCCACCACACCCAAATTGCGGCCAAGAATGTTTGCTGTCTTGCGGCCGGCCACCTCAAAGATGACGGCACCGGGGTCGGTCTGCTGAATCAGGATGACGTTGCTGGTCTTGCGGGACGTGTCTACTTTGACCTTGGTGCCCCGACGGGCTTTGGCGGCGCTGTACGGGAACAGGGTGCGGCCCTTGGCTTTCCACTGGCGGTTCATGCCCGACAGCGGCATTTCGGGGTAGGCAGCCTGCGCGGCCTTGACCGCTGGTGCCCCGATTTCCTTGGCGTCACGGTTGAACTGTTTACGCAGCTCGGGGTCGATGCGGCGCAGCTGCTTGATGGCGTCCTCGACGCCTACCAGGCTGATGTTGGCTGTCGTCGTCACCGTTGTTTCCTCGCTTGCTCGTTCAAGATACTAACCACCGTGGCTAGTGCCTGCCCGCTGAACGGGATGTCGGGTGGCCAGTACCCGGTGCTGACCAGCACCACCGCTAGCGCGTAGTGGTACGAGCCTTTCAGGAAGGGTTTTCGGGTTCCTCCCCGACGACCTCAATGGCAGCCAGCTTCTTGACGTAGTCGTCAAACACTGCCGGCACCACGATGCCTGCCTGCTTGCAGGACTCGAACGCCATAAACGCCAAGTCCTCAACGCCGATGCCGGACGCCAGGTCGGACGCTTTCCGCTTGTATTTGCGTTCCCAGGCGACGACCACGAACAGGTTTGTGGTGACGGTGTAGTCCTGGCCGTCGTTTGTGGTGACGTGCAGGTTCAGTTGCATTGTTTCTCCCTCGGTTGGTAGGTGTAAATCAGGTGACGTCGCGCACCCAAGTGCCGCCCGTGAAAACGGCGGTGACCATGGCCAATTCTCCGACCGTTGAAGCAATCGGCGTGAAGTTTTGGAGCATGCAGTTCGTGATGACGTACTCGGGGTTGGTGGCCGATTCGGTGGTGCCCGACGGGCTGATGGTCAGCACGGTGGTGCCGGTGCCGTTGCAGGATGCCAGGACGCCCTCAACCTCGGTTGCGCCGTAGCTGAGGAACATCTCCAGCGTGACCTCGACGGACTGGAGGCCCGAGACAAAACGGTGGCCGGTGTCGCCCATGGCGGTGGACTCCAGCGGGTCGGTGCCGACCGTGATGGTGACCGAACGGCACTGGTCGGACATGTCGGTCGTGGTCGCGCCCTGAGTGATGTTCACCGTGGCGTTAGAGAGGAATGTTGCTGGCATTGGGTTTCCTTTAGTTGCGCCGCACGGCCACCCGCACGGTCAGGTCGTATGTCGGCAGCTCCTGTCCGCCGCCAATAATCATGACACCTGGGCGCAGGTCTGTCACGGCTATTGCTGAATTCATGATGGTGTCCGCCAATGTAAGCAGGAAGTTGCTGGCGTCCTGGTTGCCGGGTGGCGGGGCGCAAATCCTGATACGCAACGTGATGTCGCCGACGTTGTAGGTGAACGCCTCAACGGTTGGCAGCTCCAGAAAGAACGTCATGGGGCGGGCGTTGCGCGGGTCGGTGACGACCGCGTACCCGGTGTTGAGGCCCGCTATGGCGGTGCTGGTGGCGTTTACCGCGTCCCAGAGAATGCCTGAGACGGGCATTAGGCGACCTGGGGTCGGCCGACGCCGAGCAGCTGCAGGATGCGGCCGAGGGCGCTGGGCACTGGGATGGTGCCCATGGCATCAAATGACGCAAACGAGTCAGCGCTGCCGCGTTCCCTGTACAGCAGTGCGGCATACATGACGGTTCCGAGCAGGGCTGCGCCGTCGGGGGCTGTGGTGAGGCTGTCCTGCAGGTAGCCAGACTCGACGCGGCGGCGATACGCAAAGCTGTTGGCAGCCGAGACGCATTTGGTTATGTACGCGGTGTCGTTTGCGGTAGCGACCGCGATGCCCAGCCATTCCTCCACGTTGGCGTTTGTGGCCCAGGTGCAGGTCAACGTCCAGGTAAGAGTGCCTGTCGGTACGGCCGTGGTGAATTCGAGATTGTCGCCCGGGTCGTAAAACAACACCTGGTTGGCGCGTGGCACCTCGGGGTTGTACATCCATTCGCCGGTTGTGCCGTCAATGCCGTCAAATTGGTATTGCGGGCAGAACAGGACAGTGTGTGTGCCGTTCAGGCCGTGACCAAGCCCGGCCAGCGTGATTGTCTGGCCAGGCTCGATGTCGGTGTCTGTGAGGGTTTGCACGACCGCGTAGTCGTTCAGGCGCTGGTGCGCGATGACGGTGTACACGGCCATGGTGCTAGTCCTGCCGGTCGGTCAGTTGACGACGATGTACTTGACCTGGTCGGCGTCCGCGATGAACGTGCTGACGTAGCCGTAGTAGCTGAACGTGCGACCCAGGGTGCCCGGTGCCTCGACGGACATGAGGCCGCGCACCTGCTCGTAGAACTCGATTGCTGCGCCGCGGGCGACGTACAGCGTTCCGGCCGCAAAGTTGCGGTCTGCCACGAGGTTGAGGCCGAACGGGTTGAACGTGTTGGCCACCGTGATGTTTGCAGAGCCGATGCCGTTGACGCCCATGAGGCCGGCTGCGCCGACGTACGGGAAGATAGGGCGCTTGTCAGCGTCGAGCTGCGAACCGAGCTTCTGCCAGACGTCCGGGCTGACGAACAGGTGGTCAGGCAAGAAGTTGGTGGCGTTGAGGATGTCGGTAGCGGCGTCGTACAGCGCCGAGATGAGCGACGAAGGGTCGTTTGCGGTGACCGTCCAGGTGCTGCCCGATGCGGATGCGCCGCTGGTGATTGCATCGGCCGCGACGTTGTCGGACTGCAGCAGGTACTGGCCGGCGAGGTCGCGCAGGATGATTTCCATGGCGGCCGGGCTGGTGAAGTCCACATCCTGCACTGACAGAGTGACCTGACCGGCGAGCGTGGTCTTGCTGACGACGTTGGACGCGATGACCGGCGTGGTTGCCGACACCGGGTTCAGCTCGGGGCTCTGGGTTGCCACCGTCGGATGGGTCGTCCAAGTCGGGCGAATGAAGGTCTTGCTGTTGCCACCGTCGGGGAACGCGCGAGCGCCCACGGCTGCGACGACCGGGCGGATGTAGTTCAAGTCCTGGAACACAGGGCCAAGCACGGGCACCGGGAGCAGACCAGGCGTGTCGGTCGTAAGCACGTCGCCAGCTGCGGCCTGCAGGGCGGTCTGCTTCTCGCGGGCGGCCTCAACGAACGCCTCGTTGACGCGGCGGAACGTGTCGCCACCGATGTGGTACGCGGCGAGATACTCACCTGCGGACGGCATGGCGAACTTGCGCTTGGGCTGGGCCGGCAGTGCCGGGGTGGGAATGGCAGCTGCCTCGACGACGTCT